ACCAAGCTGGTTTGATATATCAATGTTGCCAGCGCGGAGGACAGAAACACTGTCAATAGGCTCGTCGTCAGGGAATATTTCATCATTATCTACTCGTGAGATTGCAATAGTAGTTTCTCTGCCGTTGATTCCAGCAACACACAACCGCCGTGATACGGACGTTGAAAAAGAAGGGCGTAGCTTGTCTAGCGCTGGGCTGGCATTAAAATTATAGTTTGTCCCATCGTAGTAAATTGGCGGGTTATCTTGCGAAAAAAAATGGATACGTCTGTTGAACACCGAGGTTGTGATAACACTGTTAAGGGGAAAAGCTCCCTCCTTAATATGGTCATCTTCACTGACAAGGTTGATGCCAGCGCCATCTTGCTCTGCATACACCACTTTGTCTTTAGAATAAAAGTTTACAGCATTAACGGGACTGCTACCTTTTAAGTAGTTACACCCAGGGTCGCGGGTAATTTGTCCGCGCCAGTCGCAGAACGAATCTTGACACACAGAAAGGTGTTGATTCTTACCTGTATCTAAAGAAGTTCTATCACGTGAAACATCAAGCCCTTGAAAGTTTTCATAGGCTACGCTTTTACTTGGTATACCTGATGGTGACTTAAAGGTGCTTGTCATCTTGTTGTGCCGTTATATTTGCTAGTTTGGCCCTGATGGTTACGCTTATTACTACCTTCATCTGTGACGCGCATTTGAATAGCGGTGTTTCCATTGAGACGTCGCCACAACTGCTGGCCAATTGTACGAATAAAGCTAGACGCAAATTGTTGGCTTTTTTCTGAGCCTTGTTGTGTTGCGTAGTGATATAGCAAACCGCCAACCATAATTACGTCTGGCACTTTGCGCACGTCTGACAAGTGCTGGTAATAATCTAACTCACTGCCGTCCCAGTATGGGTGCATCCGAATTTCATCTATCACCATGTTTGCAAATTCAATAAACATTAGCGCGGCGTCTCCAGATAGTGTTCCAGGATTGAAATCACCAAACCTGCGTACAGCCTGTAGCACCATAGTTTCTAGGGGCGAAAACTCATTTGTAATGTGTGGGTTAGATGTGCTGTCTTCTTTTGGGTTGGTGACAAAAACCTGCACACTACCGCTGTCGTGGGAAGCGCCAGTCATAATCCGACCATCGGCCATCGTGTGAACGTCGCCCCCATACACAGTGCCGTCTGAATTGTAGTAAGCCATCTTACACCTCTACGACGCGACCACTTTCAATGTGAGCGTGGCGTCGAACAAACTCAGCCTCTTCTGCGCCAAACTCCCATTCAATGCGACCATCTTGGCAACGCGATGCGTTTTCGCCGCGTATCTCAAACTGCGTAGCTTCTGGTTCAGCGCTTCTAAAAATAACAGTTGTAGGTTTGGCGGGAGCTTTTGGCTCCGCGGTTTTTTTAGTTTTCGGGGTTTTCTTTTCTTCTGACATAAACTCTGCTCCTAACAAAAAGGGAGTGCCGTTTCCGACACTCCCTTAAGTTACCCTCAATCAAGGATATGGTCGTCCGCTTATGCGTTTGAAGACCAGTTCTTAATGTAGGCGTGAGTTTTGTCCTGAAGGAGTTCCAGACCACACTCGGTCAGGTACTCATGGATAACTCCGTCTACACCGTTACCTTGACGGTTCTCGAAGAGGGATGTATCCCGACCTTCGAGGTGTCGATACTTCAGGTAAGGGAAGTCAACAATCACCATGGCATTGTCCATACCTGGAACCTGACGGAACTGCGGGTGCAGATGTACCATCAAGTCGCCTGCAAATGTGCTGTAACGTGTAAGGTTTACACCATACGTGCCTTGCACACTTTCTGGACGCCAACGGTTCTTGCCGAACTCTTGCAGGTGAGAAGCTACTTTGTAGCCCACAAATGCAATTTTCTCGGTTGAACCAAACTTAAAGATGGTTTGAATGAGTTGCTCATCAAACTGCGCCTCGTTCATTGTACCGTCACCATCAATGTCACTGTTACAATCAATGACAGTTGTGAGTGAGGTAGTCAGTCCGCCAGTGTAGCGGCGAGGAGTAGCAGATGTACCACTCTCTTCAGCTTTTTTGCCGAAGAACATGGCGCGCTCAATGTCGCTCATGTGCAACTTGAGAGCCTTGGTCATCGCTTCATCTTCTTTATCACCAGTCCGCAGATAGGTTGACTTCAATGTGTTCGACACACCGAAGGCTGTACGGAAAATCTGAGTGAAGTTGGAAGCTACCGTTGCGTCGAACGTGATGGCGGTTCCGACATCAGCGTTTTCAGCCGCGGCAAATCCAGCAACAAACAGCATTGCGTTATCTGCGATTTGGTGAGTTGTGCCACCGATGTTACGAACAACAGTCAGCGTTGTGCCTGTTGTATCAGCGGAAGCACGCATAACTTCACCAGTTTCACTGTTGACCACAACTGCGCCGTTTACGGCAAACTTGTTGTTGTCACTAGCGTCAATGGTGATGCTTGTGGTTGAAGTGCTGGCTACAGCGCCGTTCACTTTCAGAGTCCGCTCTGGCAGTTCATCGCGGAAGTTTTTGTATTCTGGGTCGTCCGTAGACTCGGATGAACCAAAAGACAACAGAGCGTTGAGCGGTGCGTTACCGTTCGGCTCTAGGAGAGTAAATAACTCTCGGTAGTTTTTAGGGCGGAAATCAGATGAAAACTCACCAGTTCCGCGCACACCTTGAATAGCCATAATAGTATCCTCACTTTCGGCATTAGGTAGTTACAGATTTTGGTTGAGTCTCTCACCCACCGAGGAATTTACCATCTCTTAGGGTCTTAACTCTTTTTAGTAAACAGGGGCCGTAGCGCCATATAAATAATTTAACAAAAAAAGCGGGACGTTTTCGTCCCGCTTTTAAAGTTTTTTTTAAATTAGACTCTGCGTTGACCAGCAAGCCTATTTAGAGTTGGGTCGCCCTCAGCTTCTACGCCTGTTTCAGAAGCCATCTCTGATTGCGGCGTATTGCCAACTGTGCCTGTGAAGGCTTGGCGTCGTTTTGCAATTTCCCTTAGACGCTCCATGTCACCAGACTCGATACTGTTTTTGTAGTCAGTGCCGACCTTCATTGCCAACTGTGGGTCAAGGAAATCTTCAGAAGTGTAGCCGCGCTCAAAAGCAAAGATTCTAAAATCCTCTGCTTGGTCTTCGCCCAAACCAGTCTTCTGAGCCATGCGGTCAAGGTTGTTAGAAATTCTCGTGGCCATTGCGGAGCTTTTGTCGGCTATCCCGCTTGCGGCCAACTCCGCTCCTTGCTGTGCAGAGCCTTGAGCGTTTCGCATCATTCCTTCTACTGCTTGCATCAACTGTTGGTTTTGTTGCGTAATCTGGGGCAACGCCGCCATCATTTCACGGTAGCCAGGTGGGAGGGAGATTGCGTTGTCTTCCTCGTACTGCGCAAACATATCACCAGGTTCTTGGGCTTGCTCTTTCAACGCCACGTTTGTCGTACCATCAGTGTCACCCAACTGCGTGTTCTTGTCGCCAGCCTTCATAAGATTAACAAGTTGGCGCGCCGCATCCAAAGGGTCTTTGGCGAGGCCATTCTTGATAGCCGCTTCTATAACCATATTAACTGGTTTCATTTCGGCGTTCTTATGGTTCAGAGCCGCGTATCTTTTTAATGTTGAAGAAATTTGCTCTGGAGACAAATCACGATACTCGTCGTTACCGTCCGCATCCTGACCCATCAAAATTTTATAAAGCACTGGGTTTTCTGCCATAGCATCTGACTCTACTTTCGGAGAGCCTTCCTCTACAGCTTTTTCTGTTTCTGTGGGTTTTTCTTCAGCCTGTTTGGGGGCTGGGGTTTGTGCGGTGTCTACACCCATTTGGTTTGAAGCCACTCTATCAATAATAGCGGCGGCTACTTCTTGAGGCATTTCTTCAGCCATTTTCTACTCCTTCTCCCAGCCGTGGCGGGGAATTAAAAATATCAGGCGAGGCCATGGCGTCGCCCAGGTCATTTGCCTCAAGAGCTATCTCTGATTCCAAATGTAACTGGAGTTTTGAGGGTAGCTCTAAAAGCTGTTTTGCGGTCCATATAGAACCGCGTCGGAAGTGCATCTCTTCTACGGACATGGCAGGGTTGTTTGCCATGGACATAGCCGCACCAACGATTTCTTTTTCCATCACCTCAACGATGTATGACCATCCACGAGATGACGACAACTGCGTAACAGCCTTTAGGGTTGCTTTAGGTTGACCCATTAAGAGCGCCTATAAACAACAGTATTAGTGGTTGCTCCTCGCGCGGCGTCTTCTTGAGCAACTCTGGCATCAGCCATTGTTCTTCCAAGCCGAGCGTCCATAGCTTTTTTAAATGTCATTCCCCTGTTCATTACAGGGTCAGTGTTGGCGTTAGATTGGCTGTCGGTAAACATTTGGCTGGCCATAGAGTTAGTTTTCCCAATGTCTGGCATATCTACTTTCTTTGAAAATGCAGTCATCTCCAAAGCACCAGCCATAGGCAGGTCTACCATACCCCCAAAACCAGGGGGTAGTTGTCGGCGCACCCTTGTAGGAACGCCAACTTTAAAACTTCCCATTAAGTTTTTACCGAAAGCCATTATTTTCTCCGTCCGCGACGGCTCTTTGCCTTACCTGGCATTACTTTTTTAAAAGCCTTGTCTTTAGTTCCAGTACCGCGCTTCTTTTTCATAGCGCCTTTTCTTCCCATAGCCATAATCAAATCCTCACTTGCTTTACGTCTAACACTTAACTCAGACAAATCTTCGTCAGGAAGGTTGTCGTAGTATCCTTTTATTTCGAGAACCTTACTTGCATCATTCAATTCCGTTAGGTTTTGAACAAAGACTAGAGCGTATTCATCATCAATAAGCTCCTCGAAGTCTCCATCATCTTCCATATTTTCATTCGGGTCGTCCTCTGGGTGAAACGAAATTAACCACAAATCTTTCTTACAAACTTCCCGATTATGGAGCTTCGTCCATTCTTTTAATTCTTTTGCTGAAAACTTCGGGTCTATTTGTGCATGTATGACCATCGACATTTCTTTGGGGTAATTGGCAATAGTTTGCATAACATCACTCATGTAAGGGCCAAAGCCGTACTTCACATGAGCGAAGCCCTGCTGTAACGCGGTTAATGCAAAGGGACAGGGTGGATTGTCGTTGTAGTATTCTGTTTTTACAGAAAGAACGTGGGTTGCCCAGTTAATTAATTCTTGTTTTATAAGGGCTTGAAGTTTAGCTGTGTCTACCATTTACTCGGTCGGCCAGTTGGTAATCCCTATCCAGGCGGCGATAGCGCCTAAAACTGCAACGGTAAAAAACCTAAGTATGGTTTGGCCTACTGTTGCCTTTACTGACCTCCAGCTATCTAATAAATCTCGTAGCTCGTGCATATCATGTATCGCGTCTTCATCTGCAAGCCCTACATCTTTTAACGCACGTCTAGCGCCGCGTTCGGCGGCGCGTTCAAGCATATCTTCCATTTCTTCAGGCTCGTAACTCATCCCAGCCACCTGTCTATTTGTTTTTTGCCGACATACAAAATGCCTAACCAGATGGTGAAAAGCACACCATCAAAGTAACTTAGTTCATTCCATGCGTTTACTAAATCCATAAGTCAGTATTAGTTCTGTTCCCAGAACTGTCGTCCTCTATTTGATTTGCGGCCCTGTAAACCAACTTACAATGCTGTGTCTTTTACCGCCTGTTACTGGTTTGACTTGATGATATAAAAAGCTAGGAAACACAATAACGGAACCGCGGTTAGCAAAATTATCAGGTTCATATCCTTCATCTCCATCTACAAATAAAAACTCACCACCTTGGTAGTCTTCTTTTGAATTAAGTTGCATAACAACACTTACCTTACGCATATCATCACACAATTTATGCGTGTCCATGTGCGCCTCATAAAACTCATCCACTCCATATTCAGTGAACTGACAGCCGTCCATATTATCAATATCAAAATTCCAAGCCTGCTTGTTGGCCAATGTTGCATAGTGATGGCACAGGCCAGCAATCCAATCGTTATGGTCGAACCAGGCTATGTGAGACTTACGCATATCAAGCACAACCTCACCTCCAGCAACACCTAGCTCTTTGTTCATTTCGTTGCCGCGCTCAATAATTAAATCGCACAGGCCATCGCTCAACACACTGTCGAACAACCAAAAGTGAGGGTCAAAAATCATCTATATACTTTCAGGAGTATCGTATCTGTCTTGGCTGTTACTGTTACACTAGGCGAAGAAATTCTAATAATCTTATCTTTGCTGATAGTTTTATCTCCGCAGATTAAATCGCTTTCAACAGAAATAAAATAGCACTCATCGCCCGACTTGTTTATTTCAACCGACTTGCCAGCAAGCAAAG